TGAAGAACCACATAGAGCAGTCTTTAATGAGATTATTGGCTTTGTAACTAAATATAATAAGTTACCATCTGCCGATGCATTAGGAATTGAATTAAGAAATAATCCAAAGATTGGTTCTGATTCATTAGCTCTTATACCTGAAATAAGTGTTCAAAAAGATGAACAAACTATTGAATGGTTAACTGAAAAGACTGAAAAATGGTGTCAAGATAGAGCAATCTATTTAGCAATTATGGATTCAATTAATATTATTGAAGGCAAACATGATACGTTAGATAAGAATTCATTACCTGATGTTTTATCTGATGCTTTAGGTGTTAATTTTGATATGAGAGTTGGCCACGATTATGTTGATGATTCTGATTCTCGTTTTGATTTTTATCATAGAGATGAAGAACACCTCCCATTTGATTTAGAAATGTTTAATAAGATTACTAAAGGTGGTCTTGTTAATAAATCTCTTAATGTAGCTCTTGCAGGTACAGGCGTAGGTAAATCTTTATTTATGTGTCATGTAGCAGCAGGTGCTTTAACTCAAATGAAGAATGTATTATATATCACTATGGAAATGGCTGAAGAAAGAATTGCTGAACGTATTGATGCTAACCTTATGAATGTACCTATTGACCAATTAGAGAATTTGTCAAAAGATATGTTCGATAAGAAATTACATAAGCTTACTGATAAAGGTGTAGGTAAATTAATTGTTAAAGAATATCCTACAGGCGCAGCAAGTTCTATTCATTTTAGAGCATTACTTAAGGAATTAAAACTTAAACGTGATTTTATTCCAGATATGATATGCATTGATTATTTAAATATATGTGCTTCATCAAGAATGAAAACAATGGGTGGTGCTATTAATTCATATACATATGTTAAAGCAATTGCAGAAGAATTGCGTGGCTTAGCAGTAGAATATAATTTACCTATTGTTACAGCCACACAAACTACACGTTCAGGCTTTGGTAGTTCGGATGTTGGATTAGAAGATACATCAGAATCATTTGGTCTACCAGCAACAGCAGACTTAATGTTTGCTATTATATCTACTGAAGAACTAGAAGATTTAAATCAATTAATGATTAAACAATTAAAAAATAGATACAACGATCCAACTGGTAAAAACAAAAAGTTTGTCATTGGAGTTGATAGAGCTAAAATGAGATTATATGATGTAGAAGATACTGCTCAAACACTCAATGTTGATGAACCCCCTAAAGAAAATAAATATGAGGATTTTAACGTATGAACTTACTTACAGCAGCAGGTTGGGGTACAAAATATACTAACCTAGCAAAACATATATCTACATGGTCAAAAGACCCAAGCACTCAAGTTGGAGCAATAGTCGTAGGTGGTGATGGTCAAATATTATCACAAGGATTTAATGGTTTCCCGAGAGGAATAAAAGATTCTGATGATAGACTAAATAATCGCGAAAGAAAATATGAATTAGTTGTACACGCAGAAATGAATGCAATATATAATGCATCTCTTACTGGGGTATCTTTAAGAGATTCTACATTATATGTGTATGGATGCCCTGTTTGTAATGAATGCGCTAAAGGTATTATTCAAGTTGGTATAAAAAAGGTTGTTGCTGTAAGGCCTAAAGATATGCCAGTTGTATTAAAAAGATGGGATGAATCAATAAAAGTAGCTGGAGCTTTATTTAGAGAGGCTGAAGTAATGTATTTAACAGAGGTCGAAGATGAGTGAAATAGCTTTTAGAAAATGGTCTTTTGTAGATAAAAACGATTTAGATAATGAACATTGGTATGTACGATTGGAAGGTGGAGAATTTCATGGTGTCATTTATAGATATATGGAAATTAAATTAAATGAAACAACTGAATCCATAAATTTTGATTATGAAATTGTAGATTATCCAATGGATGACCCTCATGGTAATCCTAAATTTAATCAAGCTGCTGGTGATATATTAAAAAGTATCTTAGATGATGCAATGGAAAAACAGGACTATATATTAGGTCCAAAGAAAGAATGAACGTAAAAGAAACATTGACGATATTATCAGAAGAGTGCGCGGAAGTTATACAAGCAAATTCTAAATTAATTAGATTTGGTCCATACGATGAAGATAATGTAAATGAATTAGAAAAAGAGCTTGGTGATATTATGGCTGTAATACTCATACTTGATTATTATGGCTATGTTTCAACAGAAAATATAACAGACAATATTGTTCCTAAGCTTCAAAAGCTGAAAAAGTATAGTAAAATAAAGAATTTAAATAAAATCATTAAAAGTTTATAACTTATAAATAGTTCTATATTTGTAATCAACTTAGGATTTTTAATGCATTCTTTTAAAGAACACGTAGATGAGGCCTCATCTCTAAAATTTATTACTTTACTTCCCCCTAAAGTAAGACACGCCATAAAAAGATATGCCCACCAGGATAAGTACAAAGGTGCTTTGTATATGTATCGTTCATTTCTAAAAAATAAAGATATGCAGGCTAGAGGCTTGTCCAAAAAGAAAATGCAAGATATTGCAGCCGACCATTTTGGTTTAGACCATAGAGAATTTTATAAAATACTTGATCGTAAGACAAGATACGAAGAAGCTCCACCAGGAATGTCAGACACTGTAAAGAAATTTAAAGCAGATGGGATGGATGACGATAAAGCATTTGCTCTTGCTTGGTCAATATATAATAAAAGGAATGAAACTATATCAGAAGCATATACAGTTGCAATAGATAAAGATAGTGAGATTGATGATTTAAATTATCCAAAACAATCAGAAAAGGATGCTCTTAAATTATTATACGCTCATTTAAAAACTACCTATCCAGACTTTGACAATCCTTTAATATTTGACCCTAATCCAGATAGTGAGTCTAGTCGTCGGGCTGTTAAAGTTCTTTCAGATTTAGAAGCAAAAGGTTTTAGTATAGTAGATGTAAAAAAGAATAACTTAACCATAGATGGTAAAAAAATTGATTGGGGTAGTGACTTACCACCAATGAAATTTGGAACTGGATCTGCAGATAAGAAAATTGATTGGACTGAATTTGGCATTAGCAATAATACTAAATATATAGAATTTTGTCAATCAATTGGATTTTTTCTAGGAAAGAAATTAACCCCAGATACTTTTGTATCAGAATTAAAAGATTTAACAATTAAAGGTGATTTTAAAATACGCGAATTTATTAAAGACGGACCGGACGGTTGGGAATATTTTATAGATTTTTGTAATGTAGACCCAGTACTTCAAAAAGAAGTTATGTTATTAGTCAATGGTTCATTCTTTTATAAAGAACAAATTAAGATTAAGAGTCCATATGTACTTTGGACCGGTATTGACACATATTATAGTAATTTAAAAAAGAAAGAAAATATTAAAGGTGATATTAAACCTAATACAGCAGATTGTTGTCTTATTGAAAATAACACACCTGAAGCATTATATAAAGCATTAGCTAGTAAAGCTCCTATAACAACTAATGAGTTAACTGGCAAATTAACATGTGGTAAGATTAGTTGGTATCAAATATCTTTAAAGAAAGTTAGAGATGGAGCTCAACTTGGCAAACTTACAACAATACTTAAAGGTACATTTGACCAAAAAGATACACCGTTAACAGTATTAGCTAAGATTGATGATATATATTATGCACACAATCCAGAAGCTTTGGGTGAAGATTATGACAAACAATTTGACAACTTATTAATAGAAGGATTTTTTGGAGATGCTGTTGCTAAAGTTAAACAACTAGGTGGTGATGCATTTGATAAATTAAAATCTGCAGTAGTAAATATTATGAAATTCACTGGAGGTCTTTTCAAAATAATGACTAAGGTATTAAAACAAGAAGAGAAAAAACATGATAAAATAATTGATAAAATAACCAAAAAATTTCTTAAAGAAGAAGCTTTAATGGAAAGTAATAAATTATTAAGAGAAAGGAAAAAACCTACCACAGCTGAAAAATTAGATGCTATTGTTAGAGAGAAAGATTTAAATGATGCATATAAAGATGTTATTATGAAATCATTTAATGATGTAAAAACAACTTTTAAAAAAGGTACTCCTATAGCCTTTAAAAAAGAAACTCAAAATATTACAAAAATTGAAGCTGGCACGATAAATTTTTTAGCAGGTAATGTAATAACATTTGGTATGCTTAATAATATTACTGATAAAGTTGAAAAGAAAGGTATTGTTTTCATTAATGATTTAAATAAAAGTATGCTTATGGGTGATACAAAAATACCAGTTGTTAAATTATATGGCCATGAATCAAAAGCAGATTCTGAAATTCTTACTGTTAGTAAAATAAATCAATCAGACCCAAGAATAGAAGATAAAACTACTGATTTAGTAAAAATTAATATTGCACCAAAAAGCAAATCAGAGACATATTGGGTATGTAATATGTGGATGTTTGCTAATATGAAAGATGGTGTTCCAAGATACCATAAAGTATCATTTAAGAAGAGTGGAAAAGGATTTAATTATAATATTGAAGGTACAGCAACATATACTGCTGATAAAATTACACCATTCCCAATGGAGAAAGAATGAATTTTAAAAAACATATAGCAGAAGCAAAAAACACGCATATGACCCATATCGAGGATATGGTTATTGACGGTGGAGTAGATGGAGCAAGGTCAGCTATTTTTGCTTTAAGAGATTTAAGAGATATGTTAGCCGGACATACGAATGATAGTAAACAAGTTACAGTCAAATGGGATGGAGCACCTGCCGTATTCGCAGGCATTGACCCAGAAGATGGTAAGTTCTTTGTAGCCAAAAAAGGTATATTTAATAAGAACCCAAAGGTATATAAGAGCGTTAAAGATGTTAAAGCCGATACAAAGGGCGATTTAGCAAAGAAACTTACAGTAGCATTTCAAGAATTAAAGAAACTTGGCATAAGGAAAGGGGTCTACCAAGGTGACATTATGTTCACAAAACCAGACTTAAAAACACAAACAATTGATGGGAAAAAGTATGTAACTTTTCACCCAAATACTATAGTATATGCAGTACCTGAAGAAGCAGCAACAGAAATAAAGCGAGCAAAAATTGGTGTAGTGTGGCATACTTATTACTCAGGCACAACCTTTGAAAATATGACTGCAAGCTTCGGAGTATCCGTTGGTGCATTCAAAACAGTTAGGACAGTTTGGCAAAAATCTGCTAACTTTCCTGATATATCTGGTTTAGCCACATTAACCAAAAAGGAAACAGATGAAATCACTACTCACATCTCAAACGCGGGAAAACTCTTTCAAAAAATCTCGGCTACGACGCTTAATGACGTGGCTTCAAATTCAGATATTAATTTATTTATCAATACCTTTCGCAATACGAAGGTTAGAGCACAAGAAGAAGTTATTGACTCACAAGCCTACGTTAGTGAGCTTATCGAGTGGATATCTGCCCGTTACGATAGTCAAAAAGAAAAGCTTAAAAGCGATGCTGGGAAGGATAAGAAGGAAGAAGCCAAGCTATTAGCATTAGAATTCTTTTCAGATGACAATAAAGATGGGCTTGTAAATATGTTTGATATGCAAAATGAGCTAGTAATGGCCAAGAAAAAGCTATTAACACACTTGGATAGCATGGATAGTATAAATACATTTATAAAGACAAAAGACGGGTTTAAAGTAACAGGCGCCGAAGGATATGTTGCTATTGACCATTTAACTAACGGTGCTGTTAAAATTGTAGATAGGATGGAATTTTCCTATAATAACTTTAGCAAAGACATAATCAAGGGATGGGAGTCCGAATCACGATGAAATTAATAGACAAACTGGTAAAAGAATTTACCTCAATAAACGAAAAGGTTAGTGGTAGAGATATAGTCTGGGATAGCGATCAAAGAGATGTAATAGATTATATGCTAAAAGATCGTAGATTTGGATTACACGCAGCTAAATTTGGTTATGAAGATGGTGAATTTATCTATTTTGATGACGATGCATTAGTATTTAACGCTACAACAGTTGCACGTACTAAAGCAAAAACTACTGTTGATGATTTAATCAAAGCAGTTTTAAAAAGAAAAAAATTGCCGAAATATCCAGAGTGGACTCCGGCATTTGCAAAAGACATAAAAAGGAAATACGGATGAAAACAATAAAGGAATTAAGAGAAGCTGCTGGAAGAGAAATAACCGTTGCTTGGGATATGGATGATCCATTTGCATACGCTGGAGATTGGTCAGATGAGTATAACATTTATTTATCCGATTGGGATGAAAAGAAAGATGTGATTACAGTTTCTGGCACTGAAAAGGATTTAATGAATTGGTTAACTTCTGAGGCAGGTATGGATAAAAAACAAGCACAATCAGAAATTAAATCAGGGAAAAGGATAAA